GGTCGTAGCGATTGCCAGCCGACATTCCGATCTGCGATAGCTCGCCGAAGTCGATCTGCACGTCGGCCCAGAAGTCGGTGTAGGTGCCCGTCGGCGCCGGCACAGCGAAGTTCATGTTCTCGTACTGGACGTACGCGCTTGTGTCGAGCGGCGCGACACCAAACTCGTTCTCGCCGCAGACGAGCAGAGCGTTGTCTACGTGCGCTTGAATGCGCTGCATCGTCTCGACGAACATCAGCTCAAGCCCTCGTCGATGTACGCGATGACCTCGCGCATGGCGGGCTTCAGGATGCCATCGGGCTGGCGCACCGATCCGCTTGATCCACGACGGCGACGCTTGGGGCCATCCAAGCCAGAGGGAGTCTCGATCTCGCTTCCCGGCGCACGCTCGACGCGACCATCGTCGAGCACCTCGATGTATTCGACGTTGTTGCTGACGAAGATGTGCAGCGCCTTGCTGCTGGCGATGACGCGCTGACCGTCCTTGACCGTGGACTGCCCCTGCTTGTCCGTCTTGTCGTTCGTGATGGTGCTTGGGGCATCGGTCGAAACGATCCAGCCCGCGCGCGCATGGCCCGTATCCACAGGCGTATTGGCCACGCAGGATGTGAGCGCACGAATCGCAGCCGCGCGAACGACGGTCGGGATCTCTTCCTCCTTGAACCGACGCACCTCGACGCGCAGAGCGTTGGCAAACTCCGCAGCCCGCGCCTCCATGCTCATCGGCGCACCGTGCACTTGTACGCGGCGACTTGAGTGCCGCTGTAGATCCAGTCGACCTTGACCACGGTGTAGATCACCGAGTCGATATCCACCTCGTCGCCGACCTTGGGGACGAAGCTGATCGCAGAGGCCGCGAGCATCACGTCGAACTCGCCTTGCTCGATCACCTGACCGGCGACGTAGTTCTGATTCGGCCCGACGGGAGGCGAGATCGTCGGAGTGTGCGAGCTTGCGGTGCGCGTGACCGTCCCAGTCGCAGGATCGGGCGAGTCGCTGTAGCTGGTCCAGTCCACGACCTTGCCGAAGCGCTCAATGAGCGTCTCGGCCACGGCCCGCATCTTCGTGTCCAGCTGGCCCGGCATCAGCCCCTCACAATCTCGCCGCCGCCCACGATGTACGGCTCGAGCAGCCGCTCGGCCACGGTGTAGACCTTCTGCGTGCTCTTGCCGCCAGCGTAGGTCACGGCGTAGTTCAGACCGCCGACAGTTGACGATTCGCTCGTGATGTTGCCGCCGTCCACGGTCACGTCGCTGATGAGCTCGGCAGTCAGAGCGCGCGCGGCAAGCTCGACCTGCGCTTCCTTGATGGCGGCAGGGATCGAGTCCGAGTCGATGATGTAGCCGTCGTAGTCCTCCACATCCGCGCGAGGCCAATCGAGCGATTGCAGCTCGTTCGAGCGCAATCCCTTCCACAGGCCGCGATAGGTCTGCGTGATGTAGCGCTGCGCCTTGATGAGCGCCGTCTGCTTGGCGGGCGTGGTGCCCGTCCACGCAGTCAAGCCGACCTCGGCAGCGTACGCATCGGCATCGGCGACCGAGATAAAGCTCGTCGCGTTGCTCAAGCCAGACCCGTCCTCGACCACGAATGCCATCGGCGCTCTCCGTTGCGGTAGATGTTGGGCTGGGCGACGGCGACGCGCACCGCCGCCCAGCCTTCCTCACTGGTGTCGAACTAGCTCACGTCGCGGAGACGGGTCGCCATGCGCGGGTTGAGCACCTTCCAGCCGTAGAGCACGTCGAGCGCGACGTGAACTTCCGAGCTGTTGCCGACGTAGTAGATGCGCGAGCGCAGCGACAGGCCCGTGACGGGATCCTGAACCGAAGCAACCGACGCACCGAGCGCCGACGTGCCGAAGAGGCCCGTGTTGCTGTAGTCGGGCAGACGCGCCATCGCCAGAGCGAAGGCGTCGCGGTGGTACGCGACGTTCTCGCCGATGACCGTCGTGACGTTGAGAGTCACAGCCGCGTTGTCGGCGACATCGGCCTCGAGCGCAGGCGTGAAGGTCACGCCGACCAACTCGTTGCTCGCGGCGGTCACCGTGTTGGTGATCGCGTACGAACGCCCACCGACCGTGAAGATGTCGCCCGGAACAACGGTGCCCGTCAGCGTGCCAGCATCGAGCGTCATGGTGCTGACGCCAGCGAGGTAGGCACCCTTCGCGAGAACCGAGGTGGTGCTTGCCGTGCCAGCCGTGTGCGCCGGGACGTTCTGGTTCGCGAAGATGCGACCGTAGCCGAAGCGACCGCCAAGAGCACCAGTGATCTGCGCGTCGGTGCCAACCGTGCCCGAGCCTTGCCACTGCGAGAACGCGGTCAGGTTCAGCATCTGCTGCTCGATGACCGGCGTGACCATGACCGACAGACGGCTGGGATCGCTCATCGGGACGCCGTTGGTCATCAGAATGCGGCGCGTGTCGAGCAGGTTTTCGACCGTCGCAGGAGCAGCCGTCAGCGAGGACTGCGGGATCTGCTTGATCAGAGCGCAGCCGTCCTGATCGATCTTGTCCGCCAGAGCGTACGCAGCCGGAGCGATGTGCTCGGTGATCATGCGCTCGCCCGTGTAGGCAAGTTCCTTGTCGGACAGCTTGAACTTGACTTCCTTCCACTGATCGAGCGCGATCTGGACCGAGCCGGTGGTCGCGTCCTGAGCGGCGCTCGCTGCATCCTGCGCAGTGAACGTAGCGGGACGGCGGATGTTGATGACATCGCCACGACCGAAGGCTCGACGCTCATCGTCGAAGCCCATGTGCACGGTGTTGGCGAAGCCGAGCGACTTGCGCAGGAAGATCAGCGCTTCGTTGGCGTAGAACGCCGGATCGTAATAGCCGAGGGTGTTGGCCATGAGAGTGCTTCCTTGCGGGACTGTGCCCGCCTAACTGGTTTTGAGTGTCGGTCCTCAGCTCCTCGGAATCACTCCTCGGTCGCTGCGCGAGAGCGTCACGCTGCTCGCTTGTCCGTCGAGGCGACAGGCCTCGTCGGTGTTCTAGTCCTGCGTGATCTGGACTTGCTGCCCAGCCGCAATCGCGCGTTCGCGCACGGCTTGGTACGCGCGCGGATCGTTTCGCGCTTGCGTCGCCGAGATCGTGAACAGGTTGGAAGCGCCCGCGCCACGGGCGGTCTGCGTGCCAGCACCGCTCGCGCCGGAGCCTTGGAAGGCCGGAGCGTACGAGTCTTGGCCGCGCATTTGCTCGACCAGCGCTTCAATGGACATCGGCTGCATCGAGCCGTCCTTGCCCATCACGTGCGCCTTGTTGCCGTTCGCATCGACCACGTACGCGCGAAGCTCACCGTCGGCCTCCACGTCGGCCTTGATGCGCCCCTTCACGTGCGGCAGCAGCAGGTCCACGTTGCCCTTGTGCTTCGCCAGCGCTTCACGCGCCTTCGCTTCGACCAGCTCGCGCTCGAGCTGCCCGCGCAGCTTCGACGTTTCCTGCTGGTATTTGCCTTGCGCCTCCTTGAGCAGCGCCTCGGCTTGGGCCTTCGCGCGCGCTTCGGGCGGCGAATCTTGCCACTCCTTGACCTTGGCGAGCGCCTCACGCGCTGCCTTCGGGTCGAGACCGTCGAGCGCCTTGATCTTGGCTTCGAGTTCCGCACGCGTCGTCCGCTCAGAACCGAGAGCCGCCATCAGCTTCTCGACAGGCTTCACGTCCCAGCCCTTCACGGGCTCGGCGTTGAGGACGTAGCCGTCCTCGGTCTTGGTGTAGAGTTCGGCGCGAGAGAGCGTCACGCTCTCAGGCAGGGCAGCGAACTCGGCTTCGGTGATGAGAGTCTTGGGCTTTGCCATTCGTGTTTCGTGTTGTGATTCGGCGTCACGCCGTGGTCGCCAGATCACCCAGCGACGTTTCCATGACTAACAGATCGGCCCTGCTATTCAAGGTCGATGCGCTCAAGCTCGGCCAGCTGCTGCAAGGTCAACTGCCGCCCGCTCTGGTCCACCATCTTGGACAGCTTCAGATCGCCAGCCTTGAAGGCTTCCGCGCGCGTCTTGCCCAAGGCGTCCTCGAGGTCGGCAGCGGGCAAGCTCTTCAGCCATTCCTCGTAGGTGGTGGTCGCGGCGACAGCGCCGTTCATCGACTCGCGGGTGCCCGCCGTGACCTTGCCCTCGCCGCGCTTCTTGCGACCGAGGATCTCGGATAGCGGGCGCACGACCGGGACGCGAGCGCAGCGGCACGCGCCGCCAGACGGCCCAGGCGGATGCGCGGGCGGCATCGGGCCTTCGCCGACTGGGAACGTCTTGCCGTCGAGGACGCCGCACTTCGGGCACGTGCGCGTGTCGAGCGTGGCGACCCACTGCTCCTCTTCGATCAGGTCCGAGTTAGCGGCGGCGAACTCTTGCCGCGCTTGGTTCGACACGTGGATCGAGGCGTTTCGCGCGATGCCCTTCGCGTGCCGGTTGGTTATCTCGAACACGCCGTCAGTGCCGTCGAGCTCTGCCGTGCCTCGAATGCGCTTGGCGATGTCGGGCACGCTCTCGCCTTCGGCAAGGCCGATGCGCACCTCGCGCTCGATGCGGTCGGTAGTCTCGACCGACAGCTTGTCGAACCACTCTTCGATGCCGTATCCGGCGACAGGCCGCTCGGTCACCAGCGCCTTGAGCTTCGCCGGCGCCGGCATCTTGGTTTCCAGCTCAAGCTCGACGGGCAGCGCCTCTTGCAGCGCCTTCTGCTGCCACTTGGCCTCGTACACCGCCAAGTCCTCCAGCGCTTTGACGTTCTCCTTGGCGACCTGCTGGATGCCTTCGTCCACCACGTCGAGGATCTGCTGCCGGAGTTCCTTGAAGCGCCGCGTCGTATCCACGCCCGTGTCGTAGCCGCGCGCGCTGATGCGCTCGAGCCGCGTGGTCAGCTTGCCCATCAGGTCGGGCAGCACTTCGCGCTTGAGAAAGTCTTCGATGCGCTTGGCCTCGGCTGCGCTCAAGCGCTCGAGCCGATGCGCGTGCTTCAGCCAGTCCGCAACGAGCTTGTCGTTGACGGTCTTGGGCTTGGCGTCGAAGCGTTCTTCCTGCTGGCTCATGATTCACAGACTAGCCGATAGACCTTCGCGTACGCCTTGCCCCACGCTGCGTCGTGGTCCTCGCGCGTCGAGCCGCTTTGCCACGCCAGTGCGTGCGCCCATTCGTGGCAGAGCGTGTCCGTGAGTTCGCCGACCGTGCAAAGTCTGCCGCGCGGCGACCACGGATCGGCGATGCGAAGGTTGACCACGATGCGGTAGCCGCGTCGGTCGAGCTGGCAGTAGCCGTACTCGTAGGTGAGCCGCTTCGAGTGCACGACCCGTGCTCGACGATTGAGCGGCAGCTCACGACGGAGCCGTGCCTCGATAGCGTGCAGCTGCTCACGCGCCGTCGGCACCCTTGCCACGTCGCGCCTTCAAGCCGGTGCGCAAGTAGATCGGACGGTCGGCGACGAGCCCGTGCTCGTGATTCCAGAACTGCAAGCGCTGCACAGGCACGCCCGAAGCCGACAGCTCTTCGCGCGCGTAGTCGTTGTCGCTCTCGGTCGTGCCGTTGGCAAACCACCAGCGACCGTTGAGGTTGCCCGTGGTCATCGTGTGGAAGTGCCCAAAGTAGAGGTGGTGCCACTCCTCCTCGATGGCGTCGATCCAGCCCCACGCTCGCTTGCCAACGCCGTAGAACGGGAACCCGCCGAAGCCGCCACGGATCTGGTGCCCGTGCACGATGAGGTGCTTGTGGCCGAGCACGTTGTTGACCGCGAAGAAGTCATCGGCGATCTGCCACTCCACGCGCGGCTGCTTGCCCAGCATCATGCGTGCGACCTCGTAGCACACGCGGTCCCAGTTCGTGCGCGGGTGCGATCCGGCGTGCTTCGATCCGGGCCGTCCGTGATTGCCCGCAACCGCGATCACCTTGACCTTCTGCACGCACGCAGCGAGCGTGAGGATGCAGCGAGCAATCGCGTCAGGACACGTGCGCACGGCCTGATCGAACACACTCTGGTCGATGAGATGCGCTTGACCGGGGAAGATCAACTCGCCCTCGATCATGTCGCCGCCGAGGTACAGGTGCACCTCTTCGACGGTCGCGTACTCTCGGTGCCGCTCGATGCACTTGACCACGCGATCGGCGAACTCCTGCACACGCGAGAACGCGATGCCGCTGTGGTACGTGCGCGTGACCTTGCCGAACTGGGTGTCGCTCAGGTGCGCGACCGCGACCTCCAACTCCGGCTTGCGCTTCGCTGCCTTCGGAGTCGGGATGGCGGGCGGCTCGTAGCCCTCGAACGACTGCTGCACGGCTTCAAGGATGAGCCCGCCTTGCCCGCCTTGAGCAAGCAGCTTGCGCCGCAGATCCTCGTTGACGCGCCGCAGCTCGGCGATTGCGCGCTCGTCGGCACCTGCACGCTTCGCCCAGTCGCGGACATCCTTCACTTGCGCAGCCTCGTGGCCGTGCCCCAGTGGATCATCTCGCAGCTTCGGTAGTGACGCTGCAAGCTGCCGACGCTCAGCTCGATGCTGAAGCGCTCAAGCAGCATTTGCGAAACCATCGGCTGCGACACCTCGGTTTCGCCCTTCACGCGCATATCGCCGATCATCTGGACGGCATCGAGCGCCGCCTTGGGCATCATGCAGACAGCGCATTTGCGCGCGTTCTGGACCTTGTTTTCCTTCGCCCACTTCCGAACGTCGAAAGCCTCACTCCCGGCCTTCTTGGTCATGCTTTCTCCTTGTCCTTCGATTTGGCTTCGACCAGCGCAAGGATACGTTCCTGCGCCCAGACGATGCGTTGCTGTGATGCGGTGATCTCACCGAGGCGCTGCACGACAAGCTCGCCGTCGCCGGATGCGATCTGCACGGCGTTCTTGAGCGCGTGCATCGTCTCCTTCAGCACCTTGCGGTCTTCGGAAGCGTCGGCGCGTTCGAGGTCCATGCGGCGCAGCAGCTCGTCGCGGTCCTTGTCGCTGCGGGCCACGATCCATTTGGCGACCCAAACACCTGCGCCGACTACGGGAGTCACGACGCCGAGCACCATTTCCCACGACATCGTGACGGTTTGGGCGTCCATGACTACGAGGCCTCCTCGACTTCCTCTTCTTCTTCCTCGGCTTCGACCTCGACCTCAACTTGCTGCCCGCGAGCAGCGCGAACTTGCGCCAGCTGCGCTAGCTGCTCAGGAGTCGGCGCTCCCGGCATTTCGCTCTCGTTCGACTCCTCGAGCTCCTCTTCCACGTCGAAGTCCTCGCCGAACTTGCCGCGCCGCTTGGCCTCAATGAGCAGCCGCTTCTGCGAGATGTCGCCACTCGCGCGCATCTGAAGCAGGTGCATCATGTCCGAGTCGCTGCGGGCCTCCAGCTCGAACTTGTCCCAGATAGCGACGCGGAACTCTTCCGGCAGCTCCTGCCCGATCCACTGCGCGGCCATGTAGTAGGCCTCGTACAGGCCGTCGTTCAGCGCAGAGATCCACGCCTTGATCGAGCTGTGCGTGCGAGCTTCGCCAGCGCCGATCTCCGTCGCGGTCTTGGCGCTGGCCTCCACGAGCGGCTGCATCCCGAGCACCTGCATTCTCTCTTCGATCTTGGCGAGGTCATTCGCGCCAGCCTCAATGCTCTTGCCGCCGACCTCGACCCACTGCAAGTCGGCCTCGGACGGCGCACGCGAGGTCTGCCGCGCACGCGAGGTGGAGATCACCACAGCGCCGTTGCGCGGCTTGCCGTCAGGTCCAGCCGACGTGACCGCTCCGCGCTCGTACAAGATCGGCACGCGAGCGACGTGCAGCACGTTGCGCTGCTCGCTGCTGCTCTGCCAGTGCTCGAGATTGAGCCACGCCAGATCCTCAAGCGGCGGTTCGGCAGTCATGAAGCCCGTCTGCTTGAAATAGACGGTGTAGAGCGGGATCTTGCCGAACGTGTGCGGCTTGACCTCGACGAGCGCGAATTGCTCCGGCTCCGTCTCACGCCACACCTGCACGTCCGTCGGCGACCACACGTGGATGTAAGCAACTTCGCGCTGGCCGAACTCGCCGTCGCTCTCCGTGCGCGAGGTGCGCATGCGCACTTGCGTGAGGATCGGCTTGCTGTTGCGCGGGTCCACCTCGTACTGCCAGCCGATCAGCTGGTCCCCACGCACGTGCACGAAGTACGGGTGCAGCGCCATGAAGCGCTCGTCGGCAAGCGTCTGCGCTCCAGAGGTGGCGGCGAAGTCCACCATGACGTGCGTGAGGCCGTGCACGAGCGCGTCCTCGAACATCGCCGAGGCAAACTGCGTCACAGAGCATCGCGCGTTGTCGGCATCGTCCTCAATCAGCCGCAGCATCTCGTCGAGTTCTTCGACCGCCGCGAGGTCCACGGCACGCGAAAACGGCTTGCTCTTGAGCTTGGTGATCGTGTCGTTCAGCGCACCGTAGAGGAAGCTGCGCTGCACGCGAGCGCGATAAGACATCTCGCTCTCGGCCTCCTCTCGCGGGAGCCATTCCTGCGAACGCTTGCGCATCTGCGCCGTTCCGCCGCGCAGGTCGTGAATCAGCTTCCAGCGCTCCGCCATCGCGGTGTACGCGGGCGACGGGATGGCGACGGGATTCGCGCTCACTTCGGCATCTCCTTCGCGCGTTCGATGCCGCGCTCGAGCCCATCGGACCACTCGCTCACCAGCTCGAGGATGCGCGGGTGCTGCTCGGCTCCAGCCTTCTCGCGGATCAGCGCAGCGAGCTCCAGCAGGCCGATGCGCAGGAGTCCGTGATAGGCCGGATCCTCGGCGATCAGCTCGACCATCGGAGCACTGGCGACGCCTTCAGCGAGCAGCCGCATCGTCGCGCTCAAGCCGAGGATCACGTCCTCGCTTTTGGCCTCGCTGCGCATGGCGACGATTGCCAGCTCCTCGGCGAGCGCGGATGTGCGCACCTTGAAGCTCAGGAAGGCTTCGGGCGACATCTTGTCCAGCTCGGTCACGCTCTTGGGCGCACCCAAGCAACCGACGAGCGGCAGGACAAGGGCGAACGGGGCAAACGTGACGAGGCGCTGGTGCATCAGATGATCTCCGAGTCCGTCACCGAGACTAAGCGCAAAGGGTGCTCGTACTCAACCATGTAGCCGAGCGCGTCGGTCATGTGCGTCC